TACCTCTCAGGCCACACAACTGCAGGTGCTTTCATCACTACTTCTGCTGGCGACAAGCAAACTGCTTTGTCAGCTACTGGTGAATACATCACTGCAAACCACTTGGACGCAACTGACTTCGGTAACTTGACCATCTCTGGTTCAGCTACTGCAGGTGATTCCGTACCATTGGCACCACGTTTGCCAGGCGCAACTGCCCTGTCAGCTACAACTGTTTCCCCTTTGACTGTACTTGCACGTATGGCTCGTAAGATGGACACACAGAATGTAGACGCACGTGGTCGTTGGGTTGTCCTTGACCCAGTATTTGTAGAAATGCTGAAAGACGAAGATTCACGCATGTTGAATGGTGACTTCGGTGGTTCAGGTCTGCAAAACGGTCTGGTGTTGAACAACATTCACGGCTTCCGTGTTTATGTGTCCAACGCATTGCCTGCTAAAGGCACTGGTGCTGGTACTTCTGGTACAACTGCACAAGACGCTAACTACGGTGTTATCGTAGCTGGTCAGGACGATGCTGTTGCTTCTGCTGAGCAGATCAACAAAGTTGAGAACTACCGTGACCCAGATAGCTTTGCTGACATTGTTCGTGGTATGCATCTCTATGGTCGCAAGATTCTGCGTCCAGAGGCACTTATCACAGCACGTTACAACGCTGCCTAAATCACTTAGTCTGTCGGGCTGGTCTCTTACGAGGCTGGCCCTTCAACACACTTATCATTAGGATAGCTCTATGGCTAATTATGTAACTCTAGTTAATCAGGCACTACGCCGTGTCAATGAAGTTGAACTTGATATTGGTGGTGATGGCTTTGGTGACGCACGTAACTTACAAGCGTTAGCTAAGGATGCTATTAACTCTGCTATACGTGAGATCCTGCAGAACAGCCAAGAGTGGCCTTTTACACTTACAACATATACGCAAACCCTTACCGTTGGTACAGGTGTGTATGACTTTGCCCCAGATGCTTCTAAAATTGACTGGGACACTATCTACCTAAAGCGTCTATCTTCTAAGGGTAATACTCCTGCTAGACTACCTGTAATTACTTATGAGGATTACATTCGCAAGTATCGCTCAGGTGAGGATGTTAGTGGCGTAGATGGGTATAGTATACCTAACATTGCTTACCAGACACAGGACATGAAGTTTGGTATTACACCTCTACCAGATGATGCATACGAATTAGAGTACCGCTACTGGTCATATCCTTCTGATCTAGTTTCTTATAATGATCTATGTATAATACCTGATCGCTTTAACACGGTGATAGTTGATGGTGCTACAATGTATCTTATGCGCTTTCGTGCTAACGAACAGAGTGCTGCATTACACCAGCAGAAGTTTGAGGATGGTATGGATAACATGCGCCGTTTACTTCTTGACTTACCTTTATATGTTAGATCCTCTGTAATAGCTGGCAGATACTTTAACAAGCAGACTGGCACTAACTAATGGCTGATAACCTACGTACCTTTGCTACACCTTGTATGGGTGGCTTGGTAGTTAACCAAGACCCTTTAACACAGGGTGGTCAGATGGCAGGTTCAGCACTGCGTCTTATCAACTATGAGCCTGCCTTGAATGGTGGGTATAGACGTATATCAGGTTATAAAAACTCTTATGGTGAGCTTACAGGATTAGCTAATAGCCCTGTGTTAGGCGTACATGTATCTGCTAATATTAATCAGGGCATCTTTGGTTGTCGTAAACCTTCTTCTGGTAATAACTACCTACACTGGTATAACCATTACTATGATGTTACATTAGCTTCAGGACAGGGTTCAGGCTTTGCAGTAGGTGAAACTGTAACAGGTGTAGTTAGCTCAAGTAATGACGAAGGTATAGCTGCTACAGGAACAGTTATCTCTAAAACTGCAAACGCTCTTGTAATTAACTTTGGCAAGCTACCTGATGCTATATTCGCTACAGGTAATGTTTTAACAGGTGGTACATCTACGGCTACAGGTACAGTACAGGCTACTCCTGTAGTAAAAGGATGGCAGGCTATTACTAGTGTAGGTTCACCTACTATGACTGGTGTATCTAAGATACGCTTTGAGAGCTTTAACTGGGGTGCATCTAAGTTTGCTATGGCTGATGGTATTAACCCTGCCGCTACTTGGGATGGTACAACGTATGTTCAACTTAATGGTGGAGAAGCGCCCAGCGCACCTAGTTTAGTTGCAGCATTTAACAATCACTTATTCTTAGCTGGTGACCCTTCTGAGCCTCACAACTTATACTTTAGCGCCCCAGTAAATGAGACTGATTGGACTCCTGCAGGAGGCGCAGGGGTTATCAATGTAGGCTTTGAAGTTATACAGCTTAAGACTTTTCGTAATGAGATGTATATCTTTGGGCGTAATAACATTAAGCGCTTAGTAGGTAATAACATTGCTGACTTCGCACTACAAACAGTTACGTCTAATCTTGGATGTGTTGCTCCTGACAGTGTTGCAGAGTTCAATGGTGAAATACTTTTCCTAGCACCTGATGGTATTAGACCTGTTACTGGTACTGATCGTATTGGTGATATTGAATTAGCTACATTATCTAAGCCTATTCAGTCTATCTTTGAAGACTTCACAGCCAATGAAGACTTAGCTACAATGACTACTGTAGTACTAAAAAAGAAGTCTCAGTTTCGTTTATTCTTTGCTAACCAAGATTCATTAGGTATCATTGGCGCTATCAGGCGTAGCGGTCAGGGTGGTGCCGGGTTTGAGTTTAGTCAGTTAGTAGGTGTATCAGTTAACTGCGCCCATAGTGGTTATATTGGTGATGAAGAGTTCGTTATACATGGAGATAGTGTCGGGTATGTATTTCGCCAAGAGGTAGGTAATGACTTTGATGGTAGAGACATCTTTAGTTTATTTCAGACACCCTTCTACTACATGGATGACCCTGCTGTTCGTAAGTCTTTCTATGATGTAGATACTTACATGCGCTCTGAGGGAGAAGTCTCTGTAGTTATGGCTGTTGAGTATGACTATGGAGATCCTTCAGTAGAATTAAGTTCAGATTACTTCTTATCTACTGCAGGTGCTGCTGCATATTATGACAAGGCTACGTTTGACTCCACAGACATATACGATGGTAACCCTTCCCCTGTAGAGCGTACTACTATTGCTGGTTCTGGTAAGTCTGTCTCAGTACGTTACGTGGCTAGCAATACAAAGCCTAGTCACACTATCCAGGCTATCACACTAACATATGGCCTAAACGACAGGCGCTAAGAGAGGAATAAAACATGTCAGGCTATACACGCCAATCCACTGCAGACATTGTACCTACCGCTGTAGTACGCGCAGCGCCTATCAACGCAGAGTACAACAAACTACGTGATGCTTTTACACAAAGTGACACAGGTACTACAGGACACAAGCACGATGGTTCATCTGATGAGGGTTCCTACGTACCTCTGATCGCTGACCTAGATGCTAAGAATAAGCTTATAGTAAGCCAAGCAGACAATCGCTTTGGTCTATTTGTAGAAGTATCTAACACCTCTACTGAACAGATTCGCTTCCAAGACGGTCTTGTTGTACCTGTAGTAGATAACGATATTGACTTGGGTACATCTAGTTTAGAGTATAAGAACCTGTACGTAGACGGTACAGCATTTATTGATACAGTAAGCATTGGTGATAATGACTATACCACTATTACAGATAATACTTACACTGTATCTGCTGGTAACTTACTGTTTGATGTAGCTGGTAACATTAACTTAGATGCTGATGGTGGAGATGTAGCACTTAAAGATGGCGGCACTACTTATGCTACCTTGACAAGTAACTCAGGTAACCTTACACTTAAGAGTGGAACAACTACTGCTGTAACATTCACTGGTGCTAATGCTGACTTAGCTGGTACTCTGGATGTAACAGGTGCTGCTAAGTTTGACAATAACGCTACTATAGATGGCAACACTATTATTGGTGATGCTAACACTAAGACTGTAGCTATCAACGCTAAGATTAGTACAGGGCTTATCCCTACAGCAGATAGTTCGTTTGACTTGGGTAGTTCATCAGCTTACTGGAAAGATAGCTACATAGATAGTGTAACCACTACAGGTAACGTTAGTATTGGTGGTAACATAACAGTTAATGGTACTGCAGACTTTACTAATACAACTCTTAATAACGTCACTGATCCTTCTTCTGCACAACAGGCTGCAACAAAAAATTATGTAGATACATCAATAGCTAACTTGATTGCGGGTGCTCCTGCTACACTAGATACGTTAGATGAGATTGCTGCAGCTATCAACGATGATAACAATGTTTATACTACTCTAACAAGCAGTATCGCAACTAAGTTACCTTTAGCTGGTGGAACCATGACTGGTGCCATTGCTATGGGTGGCAGCAAGATTACAGGTGCTGGTGCTCCAACTACAGGTTCTGACCTCACTAATAAAACATATGTAGATGGTATTCTAGGTTCAGCAACTGCAGCAGCATCTAGTGCAGCAGACGCACAGAAGCTTGCTATTAACGCAGAAGATAGCCAGTTTACACTTTCTGATAGTTCTACTACTGGTTTTTCTGCATTACATTATGCAGCTAAGGCTGAAGATAGCTATAATAGTACTGCGCAGTTAGCTGCTGTAGTTGGTGCTACTGTAGGGGATTATGGCTTCATCAACAACTCACCTACGTCAACGGCAGATTACGGAGCATTATAAATGTCAACACAAATTCAACGCCGCCGTGGTACTACTAGTGAGCATTCCTCATTCACTGGTGCTGCTGGCGAGATCACTATTGATTCAACAAAGAATACAGTAGTCGTACACGATGGTTCTACACAAGGGGGTATTCCTCTTGCTAAGGAATCAGCTTTAGCTTCCACAGTAGGTGCTTTAACAGATGTAACCATCACTTCTGTAGGTGCAGGAGAGATACTGAAGTACAGTGGCTCTGAGTGGGTAAACAACACTCTAGCAGAAGCAGGTATCCAGCCTTTTGATGCAAATACTGCTAAGCTTGATGCTACAACTTCTAACTTTACAGGTACACTGCAGAATGGCGGGAGTAACGTAGTAGTTGACACAGACATTGGTGTTAGTGTACAGGCCTTTGATGCAGATACTGCTAAGCTTGATGCTACAACGGCTAACTTTACAGGTACACTACAAAACGGTGGTAGTAACGTAGTAGTTGACACAGATATAGGTTCTACTGTACAAGGTTATGATGCTAACTTACCAGCATGGCCTGCAAGTGTAGACGCTACAGAAGTAGGTTATCTCAACGGTGTCACCTCTGGCATTCAATCTCAACTAGATGTAAAAGCATCAACAGGAAAAGCCATCGCTATGGCTATCGTATTCGGTTAAAGGAGAAACTCAATGGCCGCACCAAACATCGTAAATGTCAGCACAATCACTGGCAAAACAGATCAGATTGCATTATCTAGTACAGCTGCAACAGTATTAGTTTCTAATGCAGCTTCTTCTGGTAAAGTAGTTAAAGTAAACATGATTATAGTAGCAAACGTAGATGGCACAAATGCCTGTGACGTTACTGTAGACTTGCATAGTGCAGCAGCAGGTGGCGGCACAGCCTTCTCTATTGTGTCTACTGCATCTGTAGCTGCTGACTCTTCTCTTGTAGCACTAGACAAGAGTACCGCTATGTATTTGGAAGAGGATATGTCTCTCACTGTCACTGCTGGCACAGCAAACGACTTGGAAGTAATTGTTTCATACGAAGAGATCAGCTAATGCGGTTCATTGGTAACGCCCCTGTAGATGGTGAAGTTCGTGCTATCGCCTCTGGTGCGTTAGCCACTGGAGATACTGTGCTTGTTAATAGCGATGGCACTGTTAGTGTTGTTGAAGAAACAAACGTTAGCCAGTCTGTTGGTTCAGCTACTGTGTATCGTGCGGCTAGTTTTCTATCAGAAAACAAAGTCGTTTATGATTCTGCAAATGGTAAAATTGTTATTACATACAGAGATGTAAGCAATAACTCTTATTTAACAGCAGTGGTAGGTGAAGTCTCTGGAACATCTATTAGCTTCGGGACGCCTGTAGTAATTAATAGTCAAAACACTTCCTATGGTTCTCCCGTGTATGATCCTGTAGCTCAAAAGATAGTAGTAAGCTACATGCAGGGAACAGACGGGTATGCGGTGATTGGAACTGTTAGTGGCACCTCAATATCGTTTGGTACGAGGGTAAACTTTGCTTCAGGTGGCTATATAGCACATCAGTCCATAATCTACGATAGCCCCAACAATAAAGTTGTTATCTTCTTTAGGGATGGCGGTAATAATGAGTATGGAACAGCCATTGTAGGAACCGTAAGCGGTACAAGCATTAGCTTTGGGTCTAAATCTGTATTTCACCAAGTATCCGCACCACTAGATTATCCTATATCATCAACTTATGACGCAAGTAATAATAAAATTGTTATTACTTACAAAGCAGGTGGTAGTGATGGATATGCTGTAGTGGGGGAAGTGAGTGGCACATCTATAAGTTTTGGTAGCCCCACAGTATATGACTCAGGCCATGCAAACATACCTAATGTTGTGTACGATGAAGTTTCGGGAAAAGTTGTTTTTGCATACCAAGATCAACAAAACTCAAACAGAGGCACGGCGATTGTTGGTACGGTATCAGGTACATCAATTTCTTTTGGAAGCAAGGTAGTTTTTGAAACAGGTGCCACCTATGACATAGCTATGGTGTATGATAAAACAGCTAAAAAGATTGTTATTGCGTTTGCGGATGATGGAGACTCCTATTATGGTAAGTTCATTCTTTGTACGGTATCTGGAAACACCCCAAGTTTTAGCTCACTTACCCTATTTAATTTAGGTAATTCACCGGATATAGGAATAGGGTATGACTCAGGACAGAGAAAAGTTGTTATAGCTTACAGAAACAATGCAAACTCAGGTTATGGATCAGCTACTGTTCTTCAAAATGCTGCAAGCATACCCAACCTTACCTCCGAAAACTTTGTAGGCTTTGCCAATAGCGGCTACGCCAGCGGTCAATCCGCAGCACTTAACTCGACTTGCTCCGTGGACAAGAACCAATCTGGTTTAACGGCTGGCGAGACTTACTATGTGCAGACTGACGGCACGTTGGGTACAACCCCTGCTGATCCGTCTGTATTGGCTGGTACAGCCATATCTTCTAACTCTATCGTTGTAAAAGGATAAACACACATGAAAACTATCGTTGAAACATCAAGCACTCTGAGCAAGTACCTCCTTGCTGATGACGTGACAATCACAGCTACTGCTGATAACATTACTGTAGGTGATCCTGCACAGTTCATCATTGGTGACTTGAACAGTACCACAGTGACCATCACCGACAACGTGACAAACGCCCCAGCAGATTGGTCTGGCAATAAGTACACGTTTGACGGGACTACATGGACACTGAACCCTAATTGGGTAGACCCAGAAGCAGAAGACGGGGAATAAACAATATGCGCATCATTGGTAACGCTGGAAAAGCGAGAGAAGTACAGGCCGTTGCCAGTGGTGTGTTGTCCACGGGTGACGCTGTTGTTGTGAACTCAGATGGCACTGTGAGTGTTGTTGAGGGCGCATCAGCGGCCACAGGTTCTGAGGTTGTTTATCGGGCTGGCGATGCTGAATACTCCGCCTCTGCCTATAGCAGCACAGACGATAAGGTTGTTGTATTCTGGAAAGGTACAAGCGGCGTTACAGGGGCTGTTGGTACTGTGAGTGGAACCAGTATTAGTTTTGGCCCAGAGGTGGCATCCAATAATTATGGTGAACCTATTAATGTAGTTTATGATAGTACAAACAATAAGTTTGTTGTGGCTTATACGGCTTCTGATAATAGTGGCAAGGCTTTCGTCGCTACAATTTCTGGTACATCGTTATCCTTTGGCTCCACCAGTACGTTTAGCTCAAGCCCAACCGGGCCCACCCATATAAACCCTGTGTTTGATTCAAACGCAGGTAAAGCTGTTATATTTTACACTGATAATAATAACAGCTCTTACGGAACTGCTGTTGTTGGAACTGTGAGCGGCACATCAATTAGTTTTGGTAGCCCTGTTGTCTTTAATAGTGCAAGTACTTTTAACGGTCAAAGAGCTAATGCGGCTACATTTGATAGCTCTAGCAATAAAGTTGTCGTTGCTTACCATGATGCAGGCTATGCCAACTCAAGAGTAGGAACTGTAAGCGGTACAAGTATTAGCTTCGGGGCTGAGTCAGCGTGGACTACGAATATAACCCAAAGGGTAATGTGTTCTTATGATGTAGATCAAAACAAGGTAGTCGTTTTTTATAGAGATCAAACGGACGGGCAGCTTAATAAGGCTGTTATTGGGACTGTAAGTGGCACCTCTATCAGTTACGGAACACCAGCAACCGTTTATGACTCTGTAGGATCTTATGGTAGAAGCAACAGAATTTCATACAATGCCGCCGCCAAAAAGCACTTGATCTCTTTTATAGATGACACAACAGAAGACAGCTATTTTGTAGAGTTAGCGGTTTCTGGTAATTCATTTACCTCTACGCCAGCAGTTGTTTACGCAACTTCATCTAGTTCATATGGAACAATAGCCTATGACTCAGGCTCTGAAGTGAATATTGTGTTTTTTCAAGATGGTGACAACTCTTTGCATGGAACTGCCTTTGTTAAGAGGCTTGGCTCCACCAACCTCACCTCCGACAACTACATCGGCACAGCCGTTAGTGGCACCCCTGATGGCAAGGCTGCTAAGATCAACATCAAGGGCGCTGTGGACGAGAACCAATCTGGCTTGACCGCAGGCCAAAGCTACTACGTCCAGACAGACGGCACATTAAGTACAACTGCTGGAGACCCAAGTGTATTCGCTGGCACTGCTGTAGCTGCAACCAAACTTATCGTGAAGGGCTAAGACATGGCACTAGATATTACTACAGAGCAAGAGGGCGGTAAGCTCAAGGCCGTTGCATCTGGGACACTGCCAAGCGGTCAGCCTGTTGTTGTTAATTCTGACGGGACTGTGAGTGTTATTTCAAGTTCTAGCACCTCTGAGTCTGCTGGATCAGATACAGTCTTCACCTCTGGGATTACTCCAAACTACATTGCCGCAGTTTATGTACCTAATGTAGACAGGCTTATGGTCATTGCGAACGAGTACGTTTACATCGGAGATATAAGTGGTTCCTCCATTACTTTCCAATCTCCAACAACATTTGAAAGTACTGCACGTTGGGTCAATGCTGCTTATGATCCAACATCGGGGCAGGTTTTGATGCTGTGGCATAACGGTAGTGCAGAGTTTCAAGCAATGCTGGCTACAGTTCCAGCTACTGGAAATACTATTAGCTATGGGTCGAATCTAAGAGTTGATGTTGATAAACTTGAAGAAAGTGCTATTGCATATGATACAGTGAACGAAAAGTTTGTTGTAGTGTACACGGACTGGACAAACCTTAACAGATACGGAACTGCTCTTGTTGGTACAGTAAGCGGTACGAGTATTAGTTTCGGAACTCCTGTTGTATTTAGATCAGCTAGAACAGACGCTTCTTTTGCGTGTGTTTATGACGTATCTTCTGGTAAGACGGTTATTGCTTATGAGGAAGTAGCAGGATCAAATAACATAACGGCCATTGTGGGAACCATTAGCGGCACATCAATTAGCTTTGGAAGTGCGGTTACAGTTTCTACAGCGGGATCATATACAACGGGTTTGTATGACTCCGCTTCTCAGAAAACTGTTATTTTTTATAAGAATAGCACAGGCAGAGCCAGAGTCGGTACTGTGAGCGGCACATCAATTAGTTTTGGTACAGAAGCTGTCTTTGGAACCAACCCCGCCTATATTAAAACTGTGTATGATACAACGGCACAAAAAATTGTTGTCTCTTACAACGAGAATTTTGCAACTACAGAAATGCAATCTGCGAAAGTTTCAGGCACTGATATTACTTTTGATAGCCCCCGAGAAGTTTCAAATAGTGTCTACACAGAAGCTCTTTCTTCTGCGTATGATCCCGACACAGGTAAAGTAATCTTGGCTTACAAAGACAATGGCAACTCTAACAACGGCACTTACGTTGTTTACAAAGCGGGTTACATCTCCACCAACCTTACCTCCGGGAACTACATCGGTATGTCTGGTGGGGTGGTTGATGTAACCAATAACACTCAGCAAGTTGGAACTCCTGTAGAATATACCACAACGAACGGTTATGGAGCTTCCGTTTATGATCCTAACTCTAATAAAGTGGTCTTTGCTTATAACGATAGTGCAAACAGCCACCATGGCACGGTAGTGGTAGGAACCGTCAGTGGAAATAGCATTACTTTTGGAAGCCCTGTAGTATTCAACGCAGGGTCAACAAATCAAATAGCTGCAACATTTGACAGTAACTTGAACAAGGTTGTTCTTGCTTATAGGGATTCTGGAAACTCCAGCTATGGTACAGCTATCGTAGGAACGGTTAGTGGGACATCCATATCTTTTGGATCATCGGTAGTCTTTGAAACAGCCAACACAGTTTATATCGGCGCTTCTTTTGACACGACATCGAATAAAGTGGTTCTGGCTTACAGAGATATTGGAAACTCCAGCTATGGCACAGCTATCGTGGGGACTGTCAATGGTACGTCCATATCCTTTGGGACACCTGTTGTTTATGAAAGCGCTACTGCAAACGATAACAAATGCGTTTACGACAGTAGTGTAAATAGAACAGTCATATCCTATAGGGACTCTGCTAATTCTGATTACGGCACTGCTGTAGTTGGAACTGTAAATGGAACGGCTATCGCTTTTGGTTCTCCTGTAATATTTAAAAGTGCGTCAGTTGGCTATCCGCAAATGATCTTCGACAGCACTGCCAATAAAGTTGTTTTGGCGTATAAAGCTGATGGTCACGGTAAGTCTATTGTAGGGACTACAAGTGTAGGGCCAAACTCAATCAGTTTTGGGTCTGAGGCTACTTTTATTGCCTCTAATGTTGAAGCTATTGGTTTAACTTTTGACAGCAACGCAAATAAGCACGTTGTATCGTACAGAAATTCAGGCGTAGATACTGAGGGTTACTTAAATGTGGGAACCGTTAGCGGCAACATAATTACTTTTGGAGGTCAAGTTCAGTTTGAGAATGTGGCTGTTGCAGATACTTATGCTGTGTTCGATGGTACATCAAAAAAAGTTATCATTACCTATCTTGATTCTGGGGGATCAAATGTTTCTAATGCTGTAGTGTTTCAAAATGCGTCTACAGACATCACCAGAGGCCAAGTCGCAAGCGGCGGCTCTGCAACCGTTGACATCGTAGGCACTGTATCCACAAACCAGCTAAGCCTCACCGCTGGTCAGCAATACTACGTCCAGATAGATGGAACGATAGGCGAGACCCCTGCTGACCCAAGCGTATTGGCGGGAACTGCACTATCTGCCACAAAGATGACAGTTAAGTCTTAACAATCCTTGACAATTAAGCATAAATGAGTTTAACTATGAGTGACATAAAGTTAACTACAGAAGAGCTAGAAGATATGCTTGATCGTTCAGCTAAGCGTGGGGCTAAGTTAGTCCTGCGTGAGTTGGGCTTGCAGGATGAGACAGCTGCTGTAGACATTCGTGAGATCCGTAGCTTGCTTGACACATGGCGTCAGACGCGCTTGAGTATATGGAATACGTTTGTAAAGATAACAACCATTGCTGTGTTTACCTTCATCGGGGCTGCAATCTGGATGAAACTAGGTAACTAATAAGGACTATTATAATGG